TAGGATCTGATAACCCAAAAGCCATGAGCGTGGATCAGTAAGTCGGCTTATAGTCGAACTTGCGATCGCCACACAGATCCCGATGTCTGAGTGGTCAAACGCAGAAGATATTCTTACAGCTATAGAAGTATTGGAGAAGCGCAATGGCGGATGATGTCACTCCACAGCGTGATTTTATATTCTATGACAAAGCTGAATTGCGTGGGATTATCAGAGCGTTTAAGGGCTTATCAGAAGAGGCTCAGCAACAGGCTAAAGATGCTTCAAGCGCACTAGCTCAATATGCTGGCGAACAGATTAAAGCTGCCGCTGGATCTGCTCCCAATCCTAATGTTGCTAAAAGAATTGCAGAAGGCTTTAAGGTTTCCAAGTCATCCAAGATTGGTGAACTTTCATTTGGATTTGCTGGTCAGAAATTCTCAGGCGGTGCAACCACTCAATTTAATCCAGGCAAGCAAGGCGGTAACGGTCTTTTAGCTGGAGCTGAATTTGGTGCTGACATTAAAGAAAGAAAGCGCACATCTGGCACATATGAGGGCTACAAGCAATTTCCATCCAGATCGCCCAGACTCAATCGCAGAGGTAATGAAGGATATTTTATTTATCCAACACTACGCAGAATCCAGCCTGAACTAATCAAGCAATGGGAAGAATCATTTAGCAAGATCGTGAAAGAGTGGGATAAATAATGGCTGGAAGTAGAACGCTCAAACTCTCGATCCTTGCAGATGTCGATGACCTAAAAAAGAATTTAGCAAAAGGTACCGATGAGGTTCAAACCTTTGGAAGTAAGATTGCCGACTTTGGCAAAAAGGCTGGTATTGCATTTGCCGTGGCTGGCGCTGCCGCTGTTGCCTATGCTGGCAAGTTAGCGATTGATGGCGTTAAATCTGCCATTGCAGATGCGGCTGCTCAGGAAAGACTCGCACTAACTCTAAAGAATGTGACTGGCGCCACAGATGCCCAGATTAAAGCTACAGAAGATTACATAACTAAAACCTCATTAGCCAATGGTGTTACAGATGATGAATTACGCCCTAGCCTAGAAAGACTTGCTAGAGCTACTGGAGATATTACTAAAGCACAGAAACTACAATCCCTTGCACTTGATGTTGCAGCTGGTAGTGGTAAGTCATTAGAAAGCGTTACAAATGCCCTTGCGAAGGCACAGGAAGGCTCTACAACGGCTTTAGGCAAGCTAGGGGTAGGATTATCTAAGGCTGAGCTTGCTGGCATGACAGCCGAGCAGGTATTCGCTAAATTGGGTGATACCTTTGAAAACCAGGCAGCTGCCAAGGCTAACACTTTCCAGGGACAAATGGATCGCCTAAAGATTGCATTTGATGAAGCCAAGGAAACTGTTGGCACATTTATACTCCAGGCAATTACTCCAATGGTTGAAAATATTGTTAAATATGTAATGCCAGCACTTGAAGCATTCGTGCAAGGTTTCCAGGGTGGGGATGGATTAAAGAATGCTTTTGACGACATTATCCAGGTTGCTCGGACTATTCTTATCCCAATCCTTGATGGCTTGCGATCAATCTTTGACAGGGTGAAGGTTGCAGTAAGAGATAACAAAGAAGCCTTTTCTGCTCTCTGGACTTTCACTAAAGAATATCTTGCACCATTCCTAGGTGGTGCTTTCAGAGTAGCTTTAGAAGTAGTCGGGGTTGCCATAGGCGCTGTGGTTACAGCTGTAGGATTACTTATTAAAGCTTTCCAAACTCTATTTGAGTGGGGCAATAAGGTTAAGAATTTCTTAACATTTAGCGGTGCAAGCAATGCATCCAATGCTAGTTTTGAAATGCCAGGGTTTCAAGCTGCTCCATTTATGACTTCTCCTGGCGGTGGATATTCAGGGCAAGCGGTTAATTACAACAATAACATCACGGTTAATGGAGCGATCGATTCAGAATCTGCAGCTCGCCAAATTGTAGATGTGCTTAACCAATCCTCTTATCGTGGAACCTTGGGTGCTGGTGCGTTTGCATGACAGCATGGACTCCAGAATGGGCAGTAGAGGTCAATGGCGCAGGGAACATTACTGATCTAGTCATTGCCGATTTAACCGTTACTTCAGGGCGCTCAGATATTTATTCTCAGCCTATTGCTGGATATAGCCGATTTACTGTAAAAAATCTTAATCAGTCAGCCATTACCTTTGATGTAAATGATTCAGTAGTGGTTAAGCTTAAAAACTCAGCTGGCACTTATGTGCCTATTTTTGGTGGAGACATTTCAGATATTGATGTAAAGGTTAGAACAGGCGAACCAGCCATTACTGAGGATGTAACCATCACAGCACTTGGAGCTTTATCGAAACTTCCCAAAACCCTTACTGAGGGTGTATTGGCTAAAGATTTTGACGGAGATCAAATCTATTCAATTCTTTCGGAAATCTTATTTCAGCAATGGAATGAAGTGCCAGCGGCTTTAGAGTGGGCAAATTATGAAGCCACTACAACTTGGGCAAATGCTGAGAATTCTGGATTAGGCGAGATTGATCGCCCAGGCGATTATGAGCTGACTGCCAGATCTGCCAGCACTACAGATGTTTACAGCCTTGTGGCTAACTTGGCTCGATCAGGCTTGGGATACATATATGAGGATGCATCTGGTCGGATTGGATACGCAGACTCAACACATCGCGGTCAATATCTCGCAGCTAACGGATATGCCTATGTTGATGGCGGCTGGGCTTATGCAGCTGGTATTTCTACATCAAAACGCCTTGGAGATGTCCGAAACAAGGTCACGATTACCTATAAAAATAATCAGCAAGAAACAGCTGAAGATGCAACATCTATTGCCACTTATGGGGTACAAGCTCAAAACATATCTACTACCCTGGAGAATGGCGCAGATGCAGAATCTCAGGCAGAATTCTATTTAGACATTAGAGCTTATCCTCAGTATCAATTCAAGGCTATAACCTTTCCAATGACTAACCCAAATATCCCAGATGCTTCACGCGATCAAGCTCTAAACATATTTATGGGCTTACCTTTAGATATTGAGGATCTGCCAGTCAATATTGCAGATGGTCGCTATCAAGGGTTTGTTGAGGGTTGGACTTGGACTAGCCGATTTAATGCTCTAGATCTGACCGTAATTGTCTCACCTGTGGCTTTCAGCTTGCAAGCCTTTAGATGGAACAATGTACCAATAACCGAATCATGGAACTCGATAAGTCCAACTTTGGACTGGAATAACGCTACAATAGTAGCCTAATCAAGGAGAATAATGGCAACGACAACCAACTACGGGTGGACAACACCCAATGACACAGACCTGGTTAAAGATGGCGCAGCGGCTATCCGCACCCTTGGTTCATCTGTAGATACAACTACCAAGGCGTTAAACCCATCAACAACTCTTGGAGACATTGAATATCGTTCTGCAACTGCTAACACGAATACCCGTCTTGGTATTGGCTCTTCAGGAAATGTTTTGACGGTTGCTGGCGGTGTTCCAACTTGGGCTGCTCCAGCAGGTTCAGGGGCATCATGGTCTCAATTAGCGGTGAGCGCAACTACATCAGGAACTACGGTAACAATTAGCGGACTCTCAGGCTATAACCAACTGTATGTTCAATTTGAAAATGTATCTCATAATGATTCAATTAAAGAGTTTTCCTTTAGAGTAAATGCAGATAGCGGAACAAATTACAACTTTGTGGAATTTCTCACGAGAAATGTTGGCTCCATCTGTAGCGGAAATTATGTTTCTGGTGGTACTGAAATTGGTTTGGGAAGAACGGCAAATGCTGGAAATAGTATGTCTGGCGGAATTTTAATAAATGGAGCAAATAGCACAGGTAAAAAATTCTTTACAGGATTTATGGCAAGTGTTAATGATTTAGTTAATAGTGACATAACCAAGCCACATTTTTCAGGAACTTACGACGGAACATCTGTTATTTCATCCGTTTCAATTGTTACAAATGCAGCCGCGTTTGATGCAGGAAACATGAGAGTATTTGGAAGCGTGGCATAAATGGACATTAAAGAAATTGACGCAATTACAGGCGAAGTTACAGAGCGCGAATATACAAAGGCAGAACAAGCCGATCATGATGCTCTTGTTGCTAAGGCAAAAACCCTATTAGATGCTGAAATTGCAGCAGCCCAAGCAAAGGCAACTGCTCGCGCGGAAATTCTTAATCGCTTAGGAATAACTGTTGATGAAGCGGCAATCCTACTTGGATGAAAGCTCGACTCAGTAAATCTGTAATCCAATTTAGAGAGCAGGCGGATGATGCTTATCCTGACAGAGACCGTCGTAGTGATGGAACCTGGGCAGATGCCAGGCACGCCACCCAAAAGAGCGATCACAACGCTTGCCCTAATACAGGGTATGTCCGTGCTTTCGATCTCGATGCTTCTCTCGATGGGAAAGATGCCACAGCTCATTACCTTGCCGATCAAATACGAATTAACGCCAAGTCAAGCAAGCGCATTGCATATGTCATTTTTAATAAGCGAATTGCGAGCAAAAGAACACTCTGGCGCTGGGTCAAATACAGAGGGACAAACCCGCACATTTCGCACATTCACATCAGCTTCACAAAAGCTGGCGATGAAGATCGTTCGTTTTTTCAAATCCCACTACTAGGAGCAAACTAATGAAACTAAATGCTAAGCAAAAGAAAGCACTAAAGGATTATGGTCTAGCGGTATTTGCATCAGCTGTGACTATGGGAGTAGCACTACTTACTGACATGGCTCCACAGTACGCAATCATCATTGGCGCTGTTGCTGCTCCTGCAACTAAGTGGGCTAGTAAGAATTCGAAAGACTATGGCATCGGCTCATAATGAGTGCGCAGGACACGGCGGCTCTTGTTGTTGCTGCCACGACCGTTATTGGTTCATTTATTGGCTCGGTGCGGTGGTTAGTAAAGCACTACCTAAACGAACTCAAACCTAATTCAGGCTCCTCAATGCGTGATGAAATTAATTTACTTCAAGCGCGTGTTGAAACCATCTTACGCATCCTAGAGAAGTGACAATTATCCTATGGCGAGAAAAGCATCTAAAGCATTAGAAGATCAAGGGTATTCCCGACTTGATGCTTATTGCATTGGGTTACATGAATACTGGAAAAGCTTAAAAAAGGCTGGTTTCCCTGAGTCTATAGCTCTATTTATGATTACAGAGCCACAGTCATATCCAGCATGGATCTTGCCATCTCCAGTCGATCCAGAAAGGTTCGGCGATTACGAAGATGAGGAAGATGACTAAAAAACGCTATCTAGTGATTTCGGATTTACAAATCCCATTTCACCATGAGAAGGCAGTTAAGAATCTAATCAAGTTAGTAAATAAAGAAAAGTTTGATCTAGTACTAAACACAGGCGATGAGCTTGATATGCAGTCACAATCAAAATGGGCAAAAGGGACACACTTAGAATTTGAAGGGCAATTAGATGCCGATCGAACTCTGGCTCAAAACATCCTATGGGACTTGCGCACCACAGATATCACAAGATCCAACCATACGGATCGCCTATACCACACTCTCGTTAGAGGGGCTCCTAGCCTCATTGGATTACCAGAGCTTGATTACTCCCGTTTTATGGGTTTCTCAGACTTGGGGATACGCTTTCATAAGAAACCCTTTGAATTCCATAACGGATGGGTCTTAGTCCATGGCGATGAAGGATCAATGAATTCCAATGCTGGACTTACAGCTTTAGGCTTAGCCAAGAAATTTGGCAAATCAGTCGTTTGCGGACACACTCACAGAGCAGGGATTAGTGCCTTCACAGAGGGCATAGGAGCCCGATATAGGACTTTATGGGGTGTAGAGGCAGGAAATGTCATGCAAAAGGAAAAGGCGGGCTATCTCAAGGCAGGAGCCGCTAACTGGCAAATGAGCGTAGCTATCATAGAAACTCATGGAAACAGGGTTAGCCC